GGAAAGTATCGTAAACATATCATAAACATAAATGAAATTTCGGTTTATGACAGTCATTTAGCTTAAACAATTTACTGAGCTATCTATCCCTACCCTAATCTATTCCAACTCGCGTAGTGCAATGCGTCGGCGCGCTTCGGCCTCCAGTTTATCCGTATGCTCCAAAGCGGCGTCTAGGAAAATCCAACCATCATTTACATAGTTAAAGACACGGCGTTGAAAGAGCGCCGCTACATTATCCCAGCATTCGTCGTCTGACATATCAGGACGCACATGTTTTTGATATAAATAACACCGATCGACCCGATATGCCTCGAGTAGATCCGCGTGCCGAACAATATGATATACCGCCTGCCAACGTCCGTGGTCGGGATATACGATTTCAGCATCCACCATAGCCGCGCGTAGTTTACTATAGGACATTGTTGTTATAATATGAATAATCGCATCCGCAAGTTCTTCCGTCCATCCGTTCATACACAACCATGTACGCACGCGACGGCTGGCTACATACACATTGGTGTATTTCGCGTCGCACATATCGTGGAGTGCTACGGCGTAAATTGCCATACGTCGTTCATCAACACTAAAAGTAGGATCAGCATCAGCAAGTCGGTTTACCCAGGAAATACAGCGAATAGAATGTTGGAGATCGTGGCTTGCGTCAATCTTATATTCGCGACATAAGGAGTCTATGAAATCATAGAGCGTCTCCATTGATGCTCTACTATAGACAAATAATTAAATTTCAATTTTCAAGGGGCAGAGCACCCTTAAACATTAAGCGCTTATTTGTCAACCGTATTTGCGGCCGACTTGGCCAAGGTCAACTGTTTAAGTTTTTCCAAATAAAGAATACCATCCATGAATTCCTCTTGCGCGTGTGTTATCCACTCAATCATACTTAAATCAGCGCGGTCTAGCGTTACTCCGTACTTGGCTTGACCAACCGCCGAGCGGCTTAAGAATTTACGTACTACTGCGTCCACAACCGAATCTCCACACGATGATTCCATTTAGATTAACAATACTACCTACGTTTTAAATAAACATACGTATAATTAGGAACCATGTCCGCGAGTCCTGATGCGAAACAGCCGCCTATTGCATGGGACGGCTCACTGGAAATTTTATTGTCAAATTGGTGCGACCAAGCCAAATGCTTTGAATGGATGCATACCGAAGCCTATTCCTATTTTCAAAGCCGTTCGCGTATATTGATTATAACAGCAAATATCTTATCGGCATTAACAGGTTTATCCAACATTATAGCCGGTGGCGTAGATATTAATGGATTTCAATTGGCATGGCTGTTTGGATCAATGACAATTATAGTAAGTATGACAAATATGCTTCAAGAAAAATTAGCGTATGCATCTATGGCTACTGAATTTCGACAATATTCCATTGCCTGGGGTATTGTACGTAGAAAACTAGAAGAGCAGTTAGCCATACCACCCGCCTCTCGTAAAGACTGTGCAACGTTTATGAAGTATATTCGTCAGGATATTAATCAAGTATCCGTGGACGGAAATGCGAAAATCCCCGACCATATACGCAAGGCTTGTCATGATAAGTTTCATTTAGTACCTGATTTGGTACTGCCGGATATATGTGGGGAAATGGAGCATACGAAGATATACCACAGAACGTCGGATAGTATAACGATACCGTTGCTGGTAGACCACTAAGGGTACGTAGCACCCTTTTAAACCCCCTAAGGGGGCGTAGCCCCCTTTTAAACCCCCTAAGGGGCTTCGCCCCCTTTTAAACCCCCTAAGGGGGCTACGCCCCTTTTAAACCCCCTTCCTGGGCATATTGAGATTGTTTTAGATATCTGAGATTGCAGAATAATTTTTTATTAGGAACAATGTGTCATAAACCGAAAATCTTTTACATTTATGAACGGATTTCTTCGTAGTGGATAATGCGCGAATCACACCTTAGTCCTTACGTATAGCCCATATGAATATGTAAAACGCCATGATTAGCAAATACAAAACGCGTATAAAACATTCATATGTCAGCAAGGAATAAATAATTATTTCTACAGTTCCGAAACCGTAAATATAATAGATTATACCGGAGGCTGACACTATAACGCCTAGGATGATTTTTGGTCCTTGGCGATAATCGTAAATTGCATCACGGACAAATGAAATTGGTATTAAATATTCCATACTCTATTGATGACATACATAGTTCAATTTAGACCAAAGGGGATAGCTCCCCTTTTAAACCCCTTTTATATAAGTATCTAAGAAAAAGAAAAATTGCCGTGGTTTACAATAGTCATTTAGCTTAAATAATTTACGCCTCATTCTACAGCTATTCATCCCCAAACCGCGTCATCATATGAAAATCAAAATCGCATGCGCTGAAAGGATGACATCCGACACCATTCTACTTCCTGTGTCGGAATTGGAATCCCAGAATATATGTACGGCATATACTCTTCCAGATCCACTTCCGCTCCTACCACCGTCCCCCTTACTCTTATCCGAGATTGACTCAAGTGAACTTCTTGCTGAACCGTATGAATTATCTGACGTCTATACAATAAAACTCTGCTATACGAGCTGTGGTCATACAGCAGAGTTTGATACAATTATGTCCGAGTTTGACAATAATGTAAACTGTAAGACGTGTGATAAACAATACGAATGGGTCACATATGTATACAGAACAAGCTCAACTAACTCCGATACTTATCACCTAAAAGAAAGCAACCCGTTGAACGGGGTATGCGACCCATTGATTTTAGTGAACTACGTGCAGTAAATCCAACAGATGCTCCTTTGCGATAAGAATTCTCAGCACGTTTTGCGTTTTTGCGTGTACGAAATGGACTTTTCTGAATACGACGTGTATCCCAAGGAAACGGCTTCGCGCGACACGTCATCTACTTATACAGACTTAAAATCTAAAGACAAACGTCATTATTATATGTAAGAATGACGTCCGCTGTGAAACTGTATATTATATATCATAAATCGCTTTACCGAGAGAATACAGCAGACTTCACCGTCGATGAACTGCGCAAACATTTTGTTTGGGTTGCAGTCAATGAAAAAATTCCCAAAGACGCGGTGAACTGGATTCCGGAATCCTCCCATATACAAGAATACAAACTTCCTGTCTTTTCGCCGCTTTTACAAATGACGAATTTCTATCAAAACAGCGTTTTTTTCCATCTGTACTGGAACCGCTCCATGATTACAAGCAAATATATAGGGTTTGGACAATATGATATGTCGTTTTCGGCCAAGTCATTTCGTGAGGTAGAGGCCAAGTTGCGCGACGATACAGCCGATAAAATCCTTGGCGCCTTTCCATACGATTTCCGCACAGTTCTAGATATTCTTAGTCCCGCTCAGTGGACAGAACATTTCGTGGCACCCTACAATAAATATTACAATATGAATCATACCTTGGCAAATATAGAGCGCACTCCCATTTTCCTTATGCATACGTTTATCATGCCAACCTGGTTTTTCATTCATATGATGGGATTCGTAGAATCCGTGTATCCATCTATACTTAAGGCGCTACAGTGGGATACGCGTCATTTAGCCGGAACACTTGAGCGTGTGTTGGGACTGTGTATTGCGTTTGGAATTCACGAGGGTAAATTTGCGCAAATACATCAATTGGAGGGTATTCAACATATTGACTCACAACATACAGGAGACGCGTTGCGGGGAATACTGCCGGGAAAATTATAGATCTCCGCATTCTTTCCACGAGGGTTGGGCGTGTAATTTCTTTAAAAATTCCATCTGGTCGTTTGCGACGACTACATCTCCGCTGCTGCGTCGTCCAATATGATAATCATAAAGTTGATCGCCGATTGTTTTCCACAAATGCTTTTTCGACGAAACATTTAATTTAAGTTCCAGTGCAAGCGCTTCTGCGCGCGACAAGCGCAGACTATCAATATTGTTTGTAATGTTTAGCATCTAATATAGGAATATGTTCGCATTTTAAACTTCTTTCAATTTTTACTCAGTCATAAAATATGGTTTTACTATAGATGGTAAAAAAAACTAGGAAAAACAAATTTAGGAAAAGGTTTATAGGTGGCGACTATACTATTGCTGATAGAATCGTTGCTACGCATATTTTAGAACAATATCATTATGGCAATTTGCTTCAAGATGTGTCTAAATTAGCTCCTCTTTTGAAACGATCTGAAAAACCTCTTGTTGCTTGGCGCGGGGTTAAAAATCGCACAGATGGTGGGGCTGTAAAGTTTATTAACGAATTAGAGACGAACGGCTCTGTACAATTAACACGTCTAACATCTACAGGTACTACTCCAGATACAGCAGTTAATTTTTGTGGTTCTGTTGATCGTGATATTATGTGTACAATTTTCAAAATCAATTTACACACTGGGTTTCCTTTTATAGATGTGAATGATTCAATACGTTTTACTAGACTCTATTTTCCTGGCGAAAAGGAATACTTATTATTACCCGAAGTGGAAGGAAAGAAACTTATATTTGAAATGGTGAAGAAAACTGTAAGTCCTGATGAAACCAATCCAGATACAGTACTTGTTCACACTGCTATTTTAGAAGGTGAAAAAGAAGCAAAAAACATGTATTGGTATAAGCATCCAACCCGTCAATTAAAGCAATTAGAGAAACGATTTGTTATTTATGAAGTGAATGCTAAATACATTTAATGAATGAATTTACAACAAGTATCAGAAGCCAGTTAAATATTCAGATGACGTGTTCCTGTATTTCGCAATAGATTCTTCTTAGTCAAGTGAGACTTGGCCTTCATAGCGAATGGAGCAGCGAGCGCTGTAAGACGTGTAGGCGCAAACGTATTTGCATGGGAAACGACAGGGTGTACAGTACTGAACGTAGCATGTTGCGCATTCGGAAGACGCTTGTTTGTGCGCCGGACTGTCATCGGTTTTGAATGGAAAAAATGTTTAGGGCTATCGGATAAAGCATTCATACGACGCGGCATATTGAATTCAGCATTATTTGAATTACTATTGTATACAGGCACAGCGTTGTTATTACCACGACGATGTTTACGAGTTCGGGGTACCATTCTCTACTAAGGCACAATGAATATAATCTAAACGCGTAGCACAAAACAATATATAAACCACAATGTCCCTTCCTATGCTTGTAGACAATACTCGCACGGATAAGAATACAACGCACTCTTATCTAGACCTATACGAGCGACTATTGCGTGGTAAAAAGGAGACTGCACGTACAGTGTTGGAAGTTGGAATCGGCGATGGCAATCAGGGCGCCACCAATGGCGGTTCTATCAAGTTATGGCACGACTATTTTCGGTGCGCCACAGTTTATGCGTTAGATATTCAGCCAATAGAAAAAGTATGGGATGGTCTCAAACGCAATCCACGTATTGTATTATGTACATCCTCGGATGCATATAATCCCACGTTCGTACAAAAAACGTTTGTAGAGACAAACAAACGGTTTGATTTTATGTTGGACGATGGTCCACATACATTAGAAAGTATGTTTGCCTTTATTGAATTATATACTCAACTTATGACGGATGACGGTATACTTATTATTGAGGATGTCCAGTCATGGGATTGGATTATACCCATGATTAACCATGTACCGCCTCATCTCAAACAATATGTAGAAGTCTATGATTTACGCCCTATAAAAGGGCGATACGATGATATTGTGTTCGTTATTAACAAAAGCCGGTCGGAGTAAAAAATTGAATTCTTCACTCGGTGCATACAACCCAACCATAAATGGAAAGCGATAATCTGAACGACGCGCTAGTAAATATCCTCGAGGCCTCTTCAACGATTGACCGTGTTGTCCGTCGTATTGCCGATAATAAAGAACATCTAACGAAGACAGAGCGAGAGGCTATACAAATTCTCAAAGTAGTGTTGGAATCGTTGGATAATAATGCGCATTCGGTGAAACACGTTATGAGTTTGTTGGCGCGTCGTTAGGAATAGGGATGGATAGCTTTATAAATTGTTTAAGCTACAAATGTATCATTAACTGAAAATTATTTTACGTTTATGATATGTTTATCACTACATCCGATTTATCAATAGCTTAAAAATGGGGGTTTGAAAGGGGGAGCTATCCCCCTTTAGTTAGGAATAGATTTAATCGTCCCTAATTCGAAGAAAGTGTTTGCGATTTTTCCTTTTTTGCTCACTACTATAAAACGGATTTCTAAAAATCATTGATTCTATAAGCAAGGATAAATATCTTTCTCCACTGCCCAGTGCTAATGTAAATGCTGTACTGTCGTAATGCGCATATTCCCGCAATTGTAGAAAATCATAGAATTCTTTAGCCGATAACCTCGATTCTAAGTAATAAAGGAGATGTTTCGCGGCGTCGCTCATTTTAGATATAATCAAGGCGTGTAATAAACTCTGACCGCTTACTAGTTTTGAAGTTAAAAGAGTTGGATCTACTTTTGGTATGTTTTCTACAAGTTTTAATTCAATAAAATTTGTTAGATGTTTAAAATCGCTATCCTTTCCACGGGTTGTTACATATAACTTTTTAATAAGAGTAAAAATGTCCTGACCATGTTGTGTTGGTTTACATAAAAACGCAAGAAATTCTGTAGGTGTAATTGCAGGAGGTGCTAATCGTTCCACTAGCTGTTTTGCTGCCTCGTAGATACCTTCTTCGATTAAATAATATAATCTAGTTTTACCGTTACTCTTCAAGGCTGTTAATGTATCTGTGTTTGGTAATTTTCTAATTATTTCTTTCTGAGCCACGATAGAATTTGCTCTAGCTAACGCTGGTCTGTCCAGTTCATTATCCGCACCGCACGGAGTTCTACAGCCAAAGTTTATAAGAACAAGCGGATTTTTTCCGGTTTCGTAGGGTTGTTCCTTAATTCGTAAAAACAAATCCTCAAATTCCATAGCATAAGTGGACGATGTCGGTCTAGTATTCATAACTTGTTCAACGGTCGGATAAATACTGCCGTCGTATACTTGCGAAAAGAAGGCATTTTGATTAGCTTGAGTTTTAAAGGTATCGTCCTCTACTAAGTATGGTGTATCATATAGTTCCGGATTGAGCTCGTCTGTAGTATAGAGTCTTTGTATTCCTGATTTATAAAATCGTCCAGATGGCTTTGATGTTCTTGGATCTATCATTTCACCGTGGAAGGTATGCTTTCCAGAAGCGATTGTATCTCCTGGAAATTTTACATCCGTATAATATGGGAGCATCCTATATAAAAATTCACGATATGCAGAGCGCGATTCTTCATCAATGGGCATCGGTGTCTCTTCAAAAAATCGCTTCATATCGGCTTTAATAAACCCTTTAATTCTGCTTAAATACGAATAGCGACCACAAAAGGCATTTTCTATCCATATAACTCCTGGCGGAACCACAATACGCTTATCATCAACATATATACAGGCGTGCCCAAACAGAGCATATACATGAGGTTTGTCGTCTGCTAATATAGCCGGCATATCAAATATAGGTTTTTTAATAACTCCCAGCGCAATCATGACGTACTTGCGCATTCGGTCTGTATTCTGTCTAGTGTTATCGGCAAACGCTTCAAAGGAGGCTTTTAGAATAGACTTTTGGTGTTGCATTTTACAAATTTTTCCTAGTATATGCGTGACAGGTTCATCGGACGGATATAGGGCGTCGCGAATAATCTTTTGTAAACCAGCAAACAATCCGCTGTAGTGTAGGAATTCATAGGGCTTTGTAGAAACTAAATCCTTTAAACGTTTTACAATGACTGTATATCGCTCGGATGATGTTGGCGTTTCTGTCAACATCTCAAATAATTGCGCTACATCGTTCTCTGCTACCTTTGTTGCTGCATATACACGTTTCAAAAATCGTAAATTGCCTTCTTCAGCATAGGAAAATACAGTCTGACCGCTATTATTCTTGGTATTCATATAGTTGATGAGCTTCTGAGGATCGGAAATCGTCCGTTGTATCTTGCTAATGTAGGGTCCTACTCTACCTCTTGTACGATTCCGGGCTAGGCGCATTAACTGCGTTGTGCGCCGAGTCTTTGTATTCGACAAGTTTATAGGAACTTCGTCCATACCTATTCTAAAACGGTGTTTTAAATTTCATCTATTTAATTAGAAGCATGTCTACACTCAATTTTAAGCAGAGGATGAATAAGCACGTTAAAAAATTATTCACGGGTGGTAATAACAATAATGGTAGTCGGAAACGGAACAATGCTTTAAGGGGAAATAAAGCACCTAACCACAACGCAAGTGGAATAAACATTGGTGATAAGGTGGTGTTGAGTGAGAAATGGAGGGAGACTCATGAGTTAATAAGAAGCCTTGGCGAGATTCCAGGACAAATAGTAGGGACTGTTATATCGAAAGAGGGAAATAACAACAACATACTTATGGTTGAAGCAAACGGAAAGAAGGGCGTTTACTTTCCCGAACTTATCACCAAATCAAACACACCCATCAATAATACAAAGCTTAAATTTGTAAATAAAGTGTTCGGTATTAAAAACCCAGACGGCGCCTATAGCGGCAAGAAGGGTATACTAAAATCATGGAATGACATAAATGTTTGGTTAGTAGAATTGGAAGACGGGGATCGGAAACTCATTCCAGGTGATCAACTCTTTGATTTCGACACAATGCCCGCGTCTGGTTCTACAGCTATGAATCTTTATGAAAACGCAAATACACCGGAGCCCGGTGCTACTGCTATGGATCTGTATGAAGGAGGTGCGAGATCGTTAGGCCGGAGACGGCGCTCACGGCGTCATACACGGCGGCGCAATTAGAACGCCGCTCCTGCTGTCTCTATTGAGTTATACCGCCGGTCATTTTATTCCGGCAGTCTTTCGCCAACGAGTCTAAAAACTTGATAAGTCAAGTCATGCTGTATATATTTTCCAACATGACGTGGCTACGGCACTTATCTGTGTTTGCTGACATTCTTCTTCCAAATGATATAACGTCCAAATCCAAACCCACCGTGGTTGTAGCCGGATACGGCTGGGGCGCACATGCCTTTGTCTCGAATATCTCACAAAAGGATTTCAACGTACAGGTCATTTCCGAACGTGATAAACGACTCAATCAGAACCGTATGATAGGCAATCTAACACCGTCATATACATACGCCGTCGTCGACATCATTCAAGATACGTGTCTAACCGTCGACAAACAATCCAAGTCCGTAATGGGAAAGGTAGCAACGTATCCCTACGATTATCTAGTCATCGCCACCGGTTCCGAAGTCCACGATTTCGGAATACAAGGAGTTAAGAAATATTGTAAGATGTGTAAGACCGATAAGGATATTGACGTGATTCGCGAAAGTACCAAAGAGTCGGCGGTTATTTTGGGAGCGGGTCCCACTGGTCTTGAACTCGCCTGCTCGCTTCAACGTCGTGGTATGACCAATATTCGTGTTATTGAAGCTGCCAAGTCTATACTTCCTGGATTCTCTGACGCATTCCGCTCCTATGTCGAAAATGCTTTGAAAAATAAAGGTATTCAAGTCCATATGAATCACGTAATCAAACAAGTTAACGAAAACGGTATTCAAACTCAGCACGGCATTCTTCCGTACACAGCGCGTGATTTAGTCGTATGGACGTGTGGAGTACGACCGGTAGAGTTTGCTCGCACGCTAGAGCCACGTGGTCTGTTGGTGGACGACCAACTTCATTATGCGTCGGATATATTTGTTCTTGGCGATGCGTGTAAAAACAAGGGGCCACCTACGGCGCAAAATGCGAATCAACAGGGATACTATTTAGCGGAACTCTTTAATAGTCGGTTTACAAAAAAGGAGCCGTACACGTTCAAAGAAATCGGACGTTGTTTGGATTTGGGAGATGGTCTGCTGTTTGAAGTTTATGGACTGTTGTTCTTTGTTCCGCATTTGAACTGGCGGGAATTGGCATGGATAGCTTCTATATAATCGTTATTATCCACCCCGAAGAGACAATACAATATGGACTGTATCTCCAGCATTTATGTTGGACTTCTCAATTGTATTCATAGGAGACACCATGGATCCTTTATGAATGATCCGCAGCTGAACTGGGTCAATACCCGTTCGTTCGACAATATGATGTAGCAATTCTTTTACTAAATCCGTTGGCGCTACATCGAACTGCATTATTCTCCCGGTTAGTGTCTTTACGTTAACTAACATTGTGATAGAAGCTGTATTTGTAAACACTACAACAAGCATGGGGTCAATTTTTGTAAGATTATAACAGAGCATGAAGTCTATGCACACTCTAAAAAAGGCCAAGAATCGCAAAAATCGCACAAATCGTAAACAAAAAGGCGGCGCCAAGTTGAAGAGTATTGATGCATGTCTAGTGGATATTCCTCTATGTTTTCGGAATCATGACGCTATACACAACGATTGTTCGCTAATCGTGGTTGATATAATATCGATGGGTTCATTTTTATCGGGCACAAATCATTTATTTTTATTATTTGAAGATATTATGTTTAACTACAATATTTCTCTAGAAAAAATATACGCATTTTGTGATTTTTATGCGCTTTTAAATTGCTACAAAGAAGTGGGAGGCAATCGCTCAAAAACATTTATTGAAAAAATATTGTTTGATAAATATACTGAAAGCGATAGAAGTCTTGCAAAAAAATCACCCAGTTTTTTCTTAGAGCTTTATTGTAAGAGTAAACATGTGTTGGATTTGTTTTTGCCTTTTTTACACAAGATAAAAGATAATTCCAATTTTTTCGATACATTATCACTCAGAAATATAAATGAAGAAATTGTTGAGTTATTTAATCATTTTATGAAAGCTTCATTGTTAAAAGTAGACACAGGAAACCTTATTTTAAATTTGTATTCGCATGGTTCGATTGATTATACAACCGGTAATGCAGTATTAGGATTAAACAATGGAGTTGCTGATAGCGGATTAATCGATGCAGAAACACTATATTCTATTGTGGAAAAACCAATTTTAACTGCAGAAAAAGTTGCTAATTTTATTTTCGTAAACGGTGCATGTTTTGCAAATACGTTTATTAAAGAGTTTGTGAATATTCCGAAGGAAGATAAATCAAGAGAATTTGGAAATATTATAGCATTAGGAAATACAACGGATGTTATGCAATTACCCGTCTGGAAGTTTTTATTTATGAAGAGTAGCACAAAAATTAACGCCCAAACACCATATAGTGAATTCAAAGAACTGATGTACAAAGATGTGAAAGTAGAACAATTAGTTGACGAAGCGGCGTACACTTCAGGAGAATTCTTTAAATACCACTATTCTGGCCAAACAAATCCGAACGGCAATCATAGCATATATCTTATATCATTATTGTTTGAAGCTGCGTCTAAAAAGATGGAAACGACAGATGAAATAATAAAATACTTAAGAGATAACATGTATTTAAAATATAAAGAATTAGTTTTGAGCGACGACGAGTTCACACAAGTTCCATTTTTTACAAAAAAATTTTACGAAAAGCATGAACTATTTAGTGAGGAACTGAAAGAGCAACTTCTTGTGACGCATTTTATAGATGCTGATGCTTTTGCTGAATATTTTAATAAATTAAACTAAACGTAGATCGCATTCGCAAATTCCATCCACCCTCGAATATCACTGCGTTTAATTTTCCCCGGTGGGATTTCTTTATCACCCTTGCGACGCCTATACAAACACTCGTTATATTCTCTATACATGATATTCAAAAATTCGGTTTTTGTATGAAGTCCGGTTTGTTTTGCGCCTATACCCGTCCAGTATATTTTCCGCCACCGGCCTGGTGTTCTTCGAATATTGTTCATCATGATAACAATTAAAACAATTAGCTTTTAGACTATTGGGCTAGATTGAAACTATACATCTAGCTCTTTAATAGATACTGCGAAGCATCTTGATTGAGAAGAGCTATTAAGGTGAATTGAATAAATCCTTCATAATATTAGGGAATGATTCGGCGGAGTAGAAAGATAAAACGAGGAGGAAGTTATCGCACTCCTATGAATCCTATTGAAAAGTTTGACATCCGTATTGTAAATGGCCATGGCTCCATTTCTCCGGAATATTATTACATTGTTCCAGAAAATGTATATCTTTTAATGCCAAATACATGCGGAGTACCAACCGCTGCTGTAGATGTTGTAGCACAATCGTTATTTCAAACACCCGAAGAAGGAGTCAAGACCTTTATCGATCGCTTTGTAAAGGGTGGTGTGAAAGCCGCGACTGCTACACCCTTTACGGTGTACGAACCAGGCGATATTTTGCCAATGCACGTATTTTCATTTGATCCTCGATTGGCTACAAAAGACTATTTTCTTAGAAAAGAAATTAACAATTACAAGTTTGGCTACGTAGGTGTTTTTGAGCCAGGTGGGTTAGAAAAATTACCTTTGGTGAACGACGCGATTGTCGATTACGGAAAAGAAAAAAACAACTTGTTTCGTGTGGTATGGGTAGATTTAAAAGTGCGGATTGATGAAGGTGTGTATAAGTATTCCCCGAGTAATCCTGCGATTATACAAATATTCTGTATAAAACTTCTAAAATATTTGAGAAGCCTTGGTGGTGCATATCCCGACTATTTGCGATCTTTAGAAAATTACACTGTCGTAAACATCACGCGTGAGCACTGCAATTCAATGTTTTATTATTTGCTTCCACTAATCCCACAAAATCATATGGCTTCGCGCATTTTGGCTACAAACAGATATGACTATTCAATGAATGAAATCATAACAGAGCTTGTATCTAAGCGTGCTGATGATAAACCACTGTTTGTATTATTTAATACATGTAGGAGTTTGTTAGAAAAAGATTCAACCAAGTCTGCATGGAATGAGAATAATGTTATAAAGCGAAACAAGCCAAGCATGGCACTTGTACGTGCTATAAGTGCCGCAGGTCATACGAATTCTGACCCCGTCGCCGTGAATATGAATACTATAAATAACTTTCGTAAATCAAAGGGTTTATCTGTTCATCGACCCGCTGTGATTAAATACGACGAGTTACTTGCTTTGTTAGCCGAAACCAAAGGATCTTATAACTCTTCTACAGATGCTGAATTCGCTCCCCTTATGGCTAAGATAGAATCGCTTATTACAACATTGAGTGCGCACAGTCCGTCAGCGGTTGTAGTGGGTGCGACAAAATATATGAATTATCAAATTGCTGAACTCCGTGATGAATCACTGCGTCGGTCAGCCGCAGTTGCAGAGGCCACGGCAGCTGAAGAGGCTGCGACAGCCGAAGCCGACAAAGCGCGAAAAGAGCGTGAACTCGTTATGCTTAAACGCCGTCGTGATAAAATAAAAGACGATATTGCGGCACTCAAACGCGGCAAAATGAATGACAGTAAAAAAGAGAGTATTGCTACGCTCAAAACTGAATTAGCGAGTGTTTTGGAAAAAATACATGCCTTAAGTTAAGGGGATAGCTCCCCTTTTAAACCCCTTTCTTAAGCTATCAATAAATCGGTTTATAAACGTATAATAAAATTAAAATAATTTTCGGTTTATAATACATTTGTTGCTTAAATAATTTATCCCGCAAGCTATAGATATCCATCCCTAATCCATAGTAAAGGCGTCAGCGTTGCCAACCCTTATAAAATTTGAAGTAAATACCAGTCCTATTAGACTCTGTAAAAATGGATGTTGCAGAAGCACGCGTTTCTACGTTTACTTATGGCCGCCTCGATCTTTCCTGGCTCTCTCTTGATTCGTTGCCGAACATTCCAGAGAGCGTTAAAAAATTAATATGCTGTTCCAATAACATTCGAACATTGGCAGAACTTCCTGCAGAACTGACTGACCTAGCAGTCCATTGGAATGAATTAGCAAGTCTACCTTTGTTGCCGGCTAATCTTACATCATTATCGTGCTTTGGAAACAAACTCAGTTATTTACCATTGTTGCCCGCAAGCATTACACGCTTGTATTGCCAGAGCAATAAACTTTTGCGCTTGCCAAGACTTCCCGCTGGTCTAGTCTATTTGAATTGTTGCCATAATAGACTTAGACAACTACCTAATCTTCCTACTGGTCTTCGTGAATTAGTAGCGCATAAAAACAAATTAACGACACTACCGCCTTTGCCAGCGGCTCTTAAAGAATTATGGTGCCAAAAGAATCAGATTACTGAACTTCCTGTGCTACCCCCAGATCTTCTATACTTATTCTGTGGTGATAACCAACTTACCGCGCTACCGTCTCTTCCCGCTAGTCTGAAGAAACTAGACTGCTCCAATAACCGACTCACCGCTCTGCCGCAGCTTCCTGAAGGCCTTGTAGAGTTGAAATGCGATGGAAATCTCTTCCCACCACGGGAAAGGGGGGAATGTATTGCGGATTTCGCGGCACGGTTAGAGCGCATTCGAACGGCCGAACGGTGCCGCGCGATTAAAGAAGAACTTATGGCCATTGCGTGGCATACGCAGCGTCTATTACGGATTATTGAGACGAACCCAGCCAATCAGTGGAATCACGATGTACAGCGTTATACAGACCTGGACTTTACGACGGTTGATGAAATATTCTGAAAAATCCGCTCTCTTTATAGTCTAAAACACGCTAGCACTTTAATTACCAGAATGGCCGCCCCCGCATGTAAAGACTGTGTGTGGAAGGCCAATGACGGTGTCGGTGCCGTAGAAGTACTCGGTGTATTTGGCGACGACAAGACAGTTGTTAATGCGGCGCGCGTATCGTTTAATAAAACGGTTGACGTGCTAGAGCAACGCGACGAAAAGCTCATCCATTATCTTGCCAAACATCATCATATTAGTCCGTTTTTTCATCCACAGATTCAGTTGCGTATTAAGATGCCCATTTTCGTCGCCCGCGAATGGTTCCGCCACACGGTAGGATTCGCCCGCAACGAGGTATCGCGACGCTACGTAGACACAACACCAGAACTATGGTTTCCACAACCTGACGGCCTGCGTGCCCGCGATCCGAAACTCAAACAGGGTAGTAAGGAAACGCCCGTCGAAGATGCTGGTGCTATTGTCGATACTATGAAGACACATGGAATCAATTGTTTGAAGTTGTATGATACATTGCTCAAACAGGATGTTGCTCCTGAAATCGCGCGCTCTGTGCTACCACAAGGAATGTACACGGAATTTATTGAGACTGCGTCGCTCGCAGCCTACGCGCGCCTATGGGAACTACGTACGGATTCAGGCGCCCAGCGTGAAATTCAGGAGTATGCGCGAGCGATTGAGGGTCTGCTTATGCCCTATTTTCCTATTTCTTGGGCGGCTCTTACCAAGGCAGATGCCCCTGAAAAAATTGAGCATGTAAAGACGTAATGGACGTGTATGTAGAGTTTCCTCTACAATGCCCACAGTTCCTTCCTTTTACACAATCCCTCTTCCGCTTATACCCGATGTGTCAAAATTATCACAGGTTGGTTATATTACCCTTAAGTATTCGCCTAATCCAATACGCGTCTATGTATCACGGGAATTTCCGAGACAAGTTATCATTCGTTATGCAGGAAACAACCGCCATAACGAATGGTATATTCAACCGAACGCACGCATCATGACATCTATCGCCGATTTAGTGGATTATGCGGAAGGCCATCTCAGAGTTACGGGAGAAATTACGGTTGTGCCGTGGATATTACCAACGGACAGTGATTTACCGCCAAGCGCGCACCGTGAAGAGCCTATTCGTATACATACGCGCGCGACTCTGGATGATTTGGAATGGTCGGATTTCGCTCACGAAGGCACAATTAAAGGCCAAATTCTTAAAATGGAAATAGAGCCTTTGCGTTAAAATTAGGGGATGGATAGCTCTGTAAATTATTTGAGCTAAATGACTACCGTAAACAGAAATCTCATTTATGTTTATGATACGATTACGATAGTTTCCCTTTTCCTAGATACTTATAAAAACACTTCGTAGCGGGTTTAAAAGAGAGCTATCCCCTTTAGTTAAAAATATCACCCCCATATAAGATGGATGTGTTTAAAACATCCGAGCAAGCCAAAAAACTATACAATACGCTTGTATCAGAGTTTACAAGGAGCGGAAACAAACTCCACATTCTTCAACAAATTACAGAGGCGGTGCGGACAATTCGCAATACGGATATAAAAGAACTACAACGTGAAGTGGCGCATAATGTACTGCGATTCAAGATTCGCATGGAATCACAATTTATGCGCGATGTACACTGTACATACAGATATTTATTAGCAACGCCGAAGGATTACGGATGCGATATACGTGAACTCATATACAATACAAAGGAAGGCACTCCATTGTATCCAGAAATACTGACAGCGTTTGCCGAAGCAGCGGCTCATATTGAACCAAAAATAATACATATTTTAACAGATATAGATGACACACTGTTTCCGCATCCGCAGTTGTTTGCCGGAACCGATTATTCGTGGATTAGCAAAAAACCCTATCCTGGTGTTATTGAATTTTACAAAACGTTTTATGATAACATAATTAATAAAAGCCAACAATATTCGACCGTTTTATCGGCTACGCCGGCGGCTATGAAGGGTTCGCGTCTAGAAGATCCCGTATTAAAGGAGATTTTAGGCGAGACTTTTGGATTTTTACAAGGCGCCGATTCGAAACACGAAGCGCTTTCATCGCTAACACCTACAGCAAGAAACACTAGTTTTGTAGATCGCGAAGCATTTGGAGCGCTAAAATTCAAGCGCTTTATTCAATATTCTAGTATGTTCCCAGAATACAAACTACTATTTATTGGTGATAACGGACAAGGCGATGTAATAGCGGGAAAGAAAATGTTGGAAGCGTCGGCAGATTGTATGGTCTTTATTCATAATTTATACAATCGCACGGAATTTATAAATACGCCCGCCGAAATAGACGAGATCACTAAATCCTATCCAGGTCGTTTTTTCTTTTTCTACAATTATTTAGATTTAGCCCATATATTTTCCAAGCTTGGAATGTTTACAAGTGAGCAATTACAAGATATTCGGCAGGCGGTGATAGATGATTTACGTCATGCTATGCCGCAAATTTGCCCTGGAGGCTTAGACTCGTGTATAGAATCTAATCCACAATTGAAACAGTACATTTGCTGTATTGATAAAAGCACGTGTGTATTAGGAGAACATTGTATTTCTACAAAACATTTACGCGCTACAGGCGGAAAACGCCGTCGATCGCGTAGAAGCCGCAAGACGAGGAAGAATAGAAAATAGAACGTCTGACCAGAGAGACTCATGAAGTGGGTAGTTATTGGTAAACTCTTACTTCTACTTCTGTTTACAAGCACCCTCTTCTTTTTTATATCACGTGGTATTAAAGAAGCGTTTGGCTTTAGCAACGGAACGCTTATTCAATTGGCGACTAGCCATGTCCCGACACAGAGGGAGCAAGATGCTATGTTAGTCGCGTATACAAAACAAGTGAATCATGATTTGCTTGAAATGACGGGAGCGCCGTTATAAATAAAAGCAATAGCCGCAATACATAGAAAAATTGAATCAAACTCCATGTTTCTATATACCGGCACAATGGCTACACAAATACGTGCGTTTTGGCTCGCGCACCCCGAATACTGGATTGCTTTGGGAGAAACCCAGGCCAAAGCCGATCGCGTCATTTACGATACATTCAAGAACTTTGATTTTACAAAAGAGGATGATTTCGGTATTGTTGTGTATTTAGACCAGTTTATGCGGCACTTTTCTCGCATAACGAGTGTATCCGAAACGACCATTCGCTCCTGTCGCACATACGCAGCAGAGGTTGTCAGTAGTATACAATCCGACCAGCTGATGAACTCTAGCGAGCAGGAACTAGTGGTGTATCTGATGCCCTGGAAGCATATTGAGCAATGGAAACCTCTCTTTGAGACAATTCATGCGTGGCTCAAGGGACAACCTATTACGCGTTATGTGCTTCTCAACCGCTTCTTTATGGATTCATATCGTAAAGCATATACACAAGATACGGTATCGGCAAATATCGCGCTATACACAACACGTCCACTTACAGCGCAAAAGCCAACGCAGACACTTCTGTACGATCCGGCAACGCTTTGTGAGTCGCATCCGCAAGCCTATACCGACCTTTTAAACCACATATGGCAATCACTTCCGTTTCCTGTACACGCAGCCCCGCTTATCGCTGCTCTTGAGCCGCTCTCCAAAGAGCCGTTAACAATCAGTCTGAGCGGCGGCGTAGACAGTATGCTTATGACCGCTCTGTTAAAACGCGCCGGAGCTGATGTTGTCGCTGCGCATGTCGTCTACGGCAATCGCTCCGAATCCCGTGACGAACAAGCATTTATTCAAACCTATTGTCAGAAGTTAGGCATTCCGCTCTATGTATATACAGTGGAATGGCTACGTCGCGATGCGAATGACCGCGCGTTTTACGAAGAGATGACGCGCGCTTTACGATTCAATCTCTATAAGACTCTAGAACGCCCCGTACTACTAGGGCATATTCAAGAGGACGTTGTGGAAAATATTTGGACAAATTTTGCCCGCGGAACGCATTTGGACGATCTTGCCAAGTTTCGTCCTACAACAACGGAGGACGGTGTAGAGATATGCCGTCCCTGGTTGCGTATGAAAAAGTCGCTGATTTACGAGATAGCCGACGCTCTAGCTATTCCGCATCTTAAAAATACGACGCCTACGTGGTCGAATCGAGGCAAGTTCCGAAACTGTTTCTACGCCGCAACGCACGCCCAGTACGGAAGTGAAGTCGACGAGACACTATTGAACGTTGCGTCACGTATTACTAAACAGGCTGAACTCCTAGACCGGCTACTCTTTACACCCATCCGCGAAAGTTGGGATCCTGTACAACGCCGTATCAATATAACACGCGCTGTAGAAAACACGGTGGACGGTGAAGGTTGGCAACGCATTCTTACCGAGTTAGCCCACAAGCATCTCCATATTGGAAAGCCAAGTTATGCCGCCTGTCAGGATTTCGCCGCGCGTGTACGTCGCGGTCTGGAGAACGGACAAAAAATCACGTTGCGAAAGGATTTCATTGCACAAATTTGTAAGGAGCACGGGGAGATTTGGATGGTTGTGTATAAAGGTATTTAGGTTAAGCGCGCGCATTACTGTTTTAAATATCGACAAAAATATAAGGATTGTATAATTTTCCTACAGATGTTTAACGCCGCTATTTATTGTTTCTCGTAGACCGGCGACTCGCGCGCCGTCCTCCATGCCCTAAAGCCTTCCGTGTAGAGTTTTTCCTGACGACAGCAGTTTTAGACACACCCTTCATACATGTATCCCGTACATTCGCAAATACCCAATTCGCAAACGTTTCGCAATTTGAATCGCGAAGATGGTAATCGTACTTACCCAATCCCCATATTGCACGGCGATTTACCATATCTGCAGGAAAAGGGTTCGCGTATTTATAAATATAAAGAGGCGATGCCGCGTTGCGCGCACGTTTTAGAAAATCGTGTAAATGAGTTATTGTTATAAATCCATTTATGCCACCCCAAACTCCTCCCGTATCTCTATTCGTCACTTCAACAATTACGCTTGACCCTAAATAAACAGCGTGATGGAGAGCGCCTCCATTAAATTCGTATGCTAAATGGGAAGGAGATGGAATGGCTGTTTCGCAATTCATCCAATACTGAGAATTTACAATAGCGTCTCCTTCCGTACTGAGAATATGAAGCGCTTCATCAACAGCATCGCTCGCTTTTGTCCCTCGTACATTTGCGCCTTTTGCCATAGCACGATCTTTTTCTATCAAACGTGTCGCTTGTACATATGTAGGTGTGCTTGTATTCATCGTTTTACCTAACTTTTCCATAATAGCCGTGTTAGCGACCTCATTTAACGCCTTGACAACATACAAATCCGCTAATTTGTAAAATTCGGAGAACGGACGCTGTGTCGGTTGAACTGCGATTGATGCATCCCATTCGCTAATATTTTGGTACAACTTACTATTGGAAGTCGTTTTGCCCGCTTCCGAATCATTACGCCCCTGTGTAAATCGCGACGGTGTGGTTTTTAAAATATTGTCAAGGGCTACTGAAATAGATGTTGTCTCTCCATCGCATACAACGCCAAGGCTTGTTTTAAAACATTCCTGCATCATGGCTTTCGCGGGAGCTCCATAGGCTTTCATATTCTTATTGAAATTTGCTTTCTCAGGGCGCTTATCCCATTTAGCGAGTGTAAATCCGCCCACCTTTGCTTTAAAAAGCCAGTTCGCAAAACCGACTCCCACACTACTCCAGCCCTTTACCGCGCTAACTTTCAAACCAGTCGTTTCTTCTGAGGTACTTGGACCACTTGCAGCACGATCTAACGTGGCCGCCAACATAGCAGGACCTTGCTTAGCAATAGCGCTTACGACGGCCGCGTTCGCGGATGGAGCACTTGATGCAGCGGGAGGCATATTCAAAAATCTAGGAGAATTTGTCGGAGATACAGGGAGTAGGGGCATATTTGTAGCCATATGTTTCTATTCTTTGACATTTAATTTTACGAAGAGCACATCAAACACTCCTTCTCCTCCTTAACAACCGTGGCCGCAACCACCTCAGCAGCAGCCGCCGGCTCTACCGTAAACTTCTGTGCCGACGCCGCCGCGCGTGTGCGCAGATAATAGATACCCGTCTTGAGACCACGCCGCCACGCGTAGAAATGCATGGACGTAAGCTTGCGATAATCGGGGTCGCTCAGAAAGAGATTGAGCGATTGCGACTGGCAGATGTAGGGACCCCTATCCGCCGCCATATCGATGAGCGTCTTCTGTTTGATTTCCCATACTGTCTTAAACACGGCCTGAATATCCGCCGGAACCTCGGCGAGTCCCAAGACCGAGCCATTGTTGCGAATAATCGCATCCTTCACTTCAGTTGTCCAGAGACCGCGTTCAAGGAGCGCGCGGACAAGATGCTTGTTGACGACGATGAATTCGCCAGCCAGGGTACGACGCGTAAAGATATGGGTCGCATAGGGCTCGATACATTCACAATTGCCCAGGATTTGACTGGTGGAGGCGGTTGGCATTGGAGCAACAAGAAGGGAGTTTCGCACGCCAATGCGGCCAATATCGTACGCGAGCCTATCCCAATCGAGTCCGTCATCCTGAAGAGGAGAGATATTCCATAAATCAAACTGGAACTTACCGGCGGACATAGGACTGCCTGCGTAGGTCTCGTACACACCCTCCACAGCTGCCAGCGCACACGACGAATCCAGCGCAGCATAGTACATGTGCGCAAAGATACGCTTGTTCAGCAATGCTGCCTCCTCGGATTCCCACGCAAGTCCGAGCATTGCAAAGACATCCGACAGACCCTGAATACCGAGGCCAATAGGACGATGACGCATATTGGAGCGTTTGGCTTCGGGAATCGGATAATAGTTGATATCAATGACGCGATTAAGATTGCGCACTACGGTATACACAGTCGAGCGCAGTTTCGCAAAGTCAAAGGCTCCGTTCACAACAAACGCCGGCAGGCTCACCGACGCAAGATTACATACGGCCGTCTCGGTCGGCGACGAGTATTCAACGATTTCACAGCATAGATTCGACGACTTGATAACGCCCAGATTCTGTTGGTTTGACTTGAGATTCGCGGCATCCTTGTACAGCAGATAGGGCGTACCGGTTTCAATCTGCGAATCCAGAATCTGAAACCAGAGTTTCTGCGCCTTGACAGTCTTGCGACCGCGTCCCTCGGCTTCGTAGCGCTCGTACAGCGTCTTGAAGGCGTCGCCGACAACATCGGCAAGACCAGGAGCCTCGCTAGGACAGAACAGCGTCCAATCGCCGTTCTTATCCACGCGCTCCATGAAGAGATCCGGCACCCATAGCGCATAGAACAGATCGCGTGCGCGCTCCTCCTCAGAACCCGTATTCTTCTTCATTTCGAGGAAGTCCTCCACATCGGCGTGCCATGGCTCCAGATACATCGCAAACGAACCGTTACGCTTACCGCCGCCCTGGTCTACGTAGCGCGCCGTGTTGTTGTATACACGCAACATCGGCACAATGCCGTTGCTAATGCCACCCGTTCCCTTAATAAGCGAACCCTGTGCGCGGATATTGCTAATGTGAAGACCAATACCACCGCCGTACTGACTAATAAGCGCGCAGTCCTGTAGCGTATCGTAAATACCGCGAATCGAGTCGTCCTTCATTGCCAGCAGGAAACACGAGCTCAACTGGGGACGCTTTGTGCCGGCATTAAACAGTGTAGGCGTAGCGTGCGTATACATCTTCTGCGACATCAAATCATATGTCTCAAACGCCTTGGGTAGGTCGTTGACCCAGAGTCCGAGCGCCACGCGCATCCATAGATGCTGAGGACGCTCAATAATCACGCGATTCGTATCGCGGAGCAGATACGCCTTCTCCAAAGTCTTGAATCCGAAATAATCAAGAAGAAAGTCGCGGTCGTAGCGAATGTGCGCCTCAATCTCAGCGGAATGAGCGCGAACACATGTAAGAAATTCAGGTGCCAAAAGGGAGGCAGGATTGCCAGAGCGGTCTTTGACGGCGTCAAGACGCTCGACAACGTCTAGGAAGGTAGCAGGCGTATTCTTCTGGTGATTGCTAATCGCAATCTGGGCTGCCAAATCGGCGTAATCGGGGTGAATCGTAGACCAGGAATACGCAAGATTTGCAGTAATCGTATCCAACTCGGTCGTTGTAATACCGTCCACAATACGCGTTAATACCCCCTGCGCCACCTTGACAACGTTTACAGCTAAGCCGGTCGCCGCCTTCGCAATACGATCCTGTACCTTCTCGAACGCCACCTCCTCCTTCCGGCCATCGCGCTTACAAACATACATTTTCTGTTCCATTGTATCTAAGATTACAATCGGCATAGAACGCACACCCGTGTCAATTTTTTAACCACTAATAATAAGGATGATAGCATACATTGCTCTGGGATGTGTGGTATTTATCGCCGCTACGATATTTATGGCGTTTTCTGACTTTTATACATGGCAACGCAATGAAGCGTTTACAAACGTACCGCATAGTCTGTTTATCCCCAAAATTGCACCAGGTGGCAATGACGAAGCAACGCGTATGAGTCCTGGTCCCGCAATGAGTGGTGAACGTCTGCTTGCTGACGGAACGGTGCCGCCTATGAGTAAATCCGAATCTCTTGATAATTGGGGAAAGACAACATCGCAGCAATGCTACGGCACTGATATCGGCGAAAGTCTCAAAAAGACCCGGAACTTTTTACAGCGTACAAACAACTATCCCCGAACTCATCCTGACTCGTGTTCGGCACCACTTCACGAGTTTGTCGGTACGTTTTACACCCCGTCGAATGGTGTAGGAAATATGCCCAGTTCTGGTACAAACTATCCGCCATCCACTCAGTGTAAGGGGGCTCCGCCCCCCTTAGTTTAAAAGGAAGTTACGCCCCCTTATTATGTCAGACACTCCAACATACTACTTAATACGATATTGTCATGGCAGAGCGGGATTCACCGCCTATGCACATCGCTCCAATATTTTCAACATTGCTAATTTTCCAGACTATCAAATTACACGTTATTATCCGTATCCTCCTGTAAATCTCACTCCGCGCATCACCATACTCCAGCGGCGCTGGCTACTGTATCTTGCGTTGCGACGCTGGAAAGGCCATCCGCTCCGTTTACAATTCCGTGCATTGTATGGACGTTTTCCTCCTATTCCAGAAGCGTTTCGTAAAGTTGCGAACGTACAAGGAATGCGAGACTTAAATTTTGCCAACATTATGTAGAATGGATAAAGCTACACGCAATGCTTTAGGCGCCGCGCGAACATTGTCATTACAAGCGAGTGCAGCAGCACCACCGCGTAAGAATCACCACGGGGTTCCATTATCAGCACTTCGTGCTCCGAATAAGATGTACACCCCTTCCGAATCGTCAATGACAAATGCGAATTTTGAAGCGGGAAGAAAATTGTTTAAGGGACTAGGAGACACTCGTCAGGATGTTGCACATTACGCCGTTAAACAAGCTTTTGAACTAGTAAAGGCGAAGGAAACCTCAGATACAATCAAAGCTCACGTTCGGTCAACATTAATAGAGAATACGGCTGGATATGTAACGACTGCTATCAGTTATACTAAACCGTATTTAACACCCATATATTTGGCACCATTAGGTATTACCGCAGGTACTTTAGCGGGTGTAAGCGGTATAGGTATACCAGTTATTGTTACGGCCGCAATCGCCGTTGCGTTTGTTATGCGCGCACATAAATTGAATGCGAAAATACGTTTATTACTAGCAGATCATTTCAACAGCATTATTTTCTTTATTAAAAATTTTTCATTAGTTCAAAAGATATTTAGTAAACTCAAGATTAATTACAACAGTAATTCAACGAATGCTCCAGCAGAAGATAGCACGTCTATTCTTAACCGCTCCTTCTTAGCGAGCGTAACCAAATATAGTATAATACTAAACGCCCAGGTAAGTCATGAGAAAGTCGATGCGGCTCAAAAGAGTCGTTTACAAAAAATATGGAGTTCTATAATGGGTGTGAAATCCTATTTGTTTGACGCATCAACGACTATTACGGAATTAGAGAAAGCATTTAATGAAATGCGTCAAGAATATTTGCTTGAAATCGCACGTTTTACAACTATAATATTCTTTAATTTTGACAACTTTCAGAAAATTTCTAGCGATCCTGAAATAAAGGCGCTGTACAATACATTTGCGAAAGCAAACATATTTCCCCCAAGGGAATGTACTCAAATAACGAACGGCAAACCTATTTCATCTTCGTGTGTAGTTACAGGTGATGATGTAGAAAAAGAGTTTAATAAAAACATGAAAATTTTAGAAAGCATCGTATCACCGACAGATTTTGAGGTAGGAGGGAAAGTCCGTAAGTTAATTGAAGAAAAAACAGATATGGGTGCAGTAGAGAATCATAAAAAAATAGACGCTGCTATAGAGGATATTCACGAAGATGTGCCGAAAAAAGTCGCAGCGGAAATGAGTTCTATAACGAACGCTGATTCATTAGATCCATCTGCCATGTCGCAAAATGGCGGCTTTACTCGCAAACAGAAACGTCGCACTAGGCATCGTCAGCTGTCTAGAAAGTTCAGATACTAAACTAAAGGGTGCTTCGCACCCTTTTAAACCCACTACGAAGTGTTTTTATCAGCAACCATAAAATCCAATGTAGTCATAAACATATAATAAACTTAAAATATTTTCGGTTTATGATACATTTGTAGCTTAAACAATTTATCCCTAAACCTTCAAAACACAGTACAATAAATATGTTAGAAATATCTATCACATTTATTATATTAACAATACATCTTTAATCATCTCCCTTCCATACTCCCGTGCCGCTTGCTTCAGTATCCTGCGTATCTACACTTGCGGAATCATCCGATTCATCCACAATTTCGCATACTGGGCGATAATTCTCTCCAACATCCCCTGCTCCATCTGTCAATCGCGAACATTCGGTGCTTGTGTCCACAAACTGTGCCTGCGGTTTGAATCGTCCAGTTTTCCGCGCTTCATCCACCTCCTTCCAAAAGTCTACATAGGCAGGATATCCTACATCCGTCCACCATCGCTGATTACGCATAACCGTTTGCGTGAACCAGTCGCGCACAAACCAGTAGGACGCTTCGTGAATAATAACGGCACGCGCCGGAAGCCATGCGCTACAATCACGAAGACCTATGCGCGTATTAGGGAACAGCGGACTGTAGATGTATTCGTAATCCGCGGCCGCTATGCTCTCGTCCGCCGCCACAACGCATATTTTTCCAATCCACGGTATTTTTGACGCGCCAATCACAGTAATATCTGCGTCAGTTATACTAAAGACCTCGCATCGGCACTCTACGTATTCGACCGCCGCAACATTACAGACTTCAGCCTGTAATTGCATTTGGCAGTAGTAATCCAACGGTATTTCGCCTGTTAAATCGCGACTAATGGGCGCTTTAATCTCAAGTAGTCGTCCACACCGGGGCCCGTTTGTAATAAGACCGTCAGGACTGGCGGCCAAACGTGGCAGTGTCGAATGACGAATACGCCCTAACGTATCGTCAACCGACCCCTGCGCAATACATCGCTCAAAGAGATCGCGTACAACTGGCTCAAAGCGCCATCCCCATTTGAGTGCCGACAAGGAGCCGTCTTGTGATGTTGTAAACACTGTCTGGGAGTGTTTCATTTCCACTGTCTCATCGACAACTACTAATGGCGCACATTTCTTTGCGAGCACAAGATTTCGCCGGGCAGGCGTACCGTAGCACACCGCACCGAATTCGTGTCCGGTGAGAAGATCGTGGCTCTCGCTGTGCCAGGAAGCCGACTTTTGGGTCGTTTGTTGGACGCTGAGAAGACGCGCGACGGCCGTCGGATTAGGACTCAATGAGCGACAATGTAAGGATTGTTGGAGAAGAAAGTATTCAAAATAGAGCGCACGTAAAATGAGTAGCGCGTCGTTGCGACCGCGAGAGGATTTAAAGCCATACTCAAGAAAGCACGTGGTAGCGTCGTTCATTTCATGCTCCATCCACATGGACAAATCCCATTCATCCATAAGTGTAGGACGGTCGGCGATTAACCAATCGGCTAACCAGGCAGCACACGAACTATAGACCATCTCTATATTATCATTCATTTTTATTTGTATCCTCTGTCCTTTTTTTACTAGGACGTTGGATGTCAATTTTGAATACAATAGTACCATCATCATCAGTGATTTTCCGCAATCCACGAATGCTTTGTATTTTACCACTTTCGTATTGAATTTGCTGTTTGGTATTGAGAACTTTTGCGTCATTGGCTTTTATCAGCATTTTAATCAATACATCCCGTTCTTCCACGCTGTATTCA